CGCTAAAGCTGCTGAAAGAGGAGCTGTGTATGCAACAAAGATCCAAGGACGCATACCTAAGCGATATGATAGTTCCCATTGTCTGCCAGCGTATGCTGCTACTCCTATTAAGAAGTGAAAGACAATAAGTTGATATGGTCCACCGTTATATAGCCACTCGTCCAAAGTGCCGGCTTCCCAGATAGGGTAAAAGTGCAGTCCTATTGCATTGGAGCTGGGGACGATTGCTCCTGAAATAATATTGTTTCCATAGAGTAAAGAACCGGAAACTGGTTCGCGTATGCCATCTATATCTACAGGCGGTGCTGCGATGAAGGCGAGTATGAAACATGTAGTTGCAGCAAGCAATGTTGGAATCATAAGTACGCCAAACCATCCCACATAGAGACGATTGTTTGTACTTGTAACCCACTCACAAAACTTCTGCCAATTATTACTAGCGTCTCTTGTTATTGAGATTGCTGCCATTTAAAAAATTCCTGGAATTATTTGTCCTGTTGAAACGTATGCGCCTATGGCTGCTACGAAACCGAGCATCGCTGCCCAGCCATTAAATCTTTCTGCTTCGTGTGTCATTATTGGATTTGTATTTTTATGTAGTGGTTCTACTAGTTGTATAGGAACCACTATTTGTTCAATTGTTTCGTTGTTCATTAAAATTCAAGGTCTGATCTGTCTAATTTCGCTATGACATCAGCACGATATGCTGGATCAGAATCATAGCGCGGGTCACTCATAGCCTGCACTAATTGAGCTTGGCTACGAAATACCTCACCAGAATTATTGGGAGGCTTGCCCGCCAACATCCTGCCTTCATATCCGTTCGCTTCTATATACTTTGCATTCATACCTTGTACTGCCAGTTTTATCTGATTTTTATTACCGGTATCTAGGAGTTCATTAAATGCGTTAATTTCTCCTTCTGGTAAATTGTCACTAACCCAATCAATAAGTTGATTGTATTGCTCTTCTCCACCAGCAGTATTCTGTATATCTCTTATCTCGGAATTATTAAATCTCTCTTCAACTTCTGTTGTTTGAGTCATCCCAGCTTCAGCTTGTTTGCCAGCTATAAATGAATCAACCATTGATTTATTAAATCCAGCAGACTCAAGCTTAGAGTACATGTCTTCAGATAAGGTTCCATTATTCTCATTGAAATACTTATCCATTTCATAAGGATCAATACCTTTATTTTTGAAAAGACTTCCTACCTCAGCTCCATAATCTTCAGATACTTGATCGTAATTTACAGAACCATCCTCTAAGTAACCCTTAGTTTCAGGTTCAGGAGTATCTACTTCTTGGGTGGCTTCTTGGTTTTCTTGTACGCCATCTGTTTTGTCTCCTAATTTTTTTTGTAGTTCAATGTATGCTTTTTCTAAATCTTCAGCATTTTTATATTTACCAGCAAGTAACTCACCTTGTTCCTGTACCAGCTTTTCTCCAACTTGTAGAGAATCTTGTTCTTCAGCTGTTAGGTCAGATGAGTTTTCTTCTGCATTAACTGTTAATGTTTCAGCCATAATTTATTCTTCGGGTGGTACTTCTTCTTGTTGTAATTGATTAGCAAGTTCTGGGTTTTTACTTGGGTCCATCATTGGAGTTCCAGCGAGTTGACCCATCTGATCTACCATTGATTGACCAGCTTGAGCTTGTTGCATAGATTGCATTTCTGCATCTAATTGTTCTTGTGTCTTAATTAAATTAAGTACATCAATACCTTGTGCAGCAGCTAATCTTTTTATAGCTTCAAGTGGATCAACATATTTCATTAACGATTCTGGTCCTAAAGTCTGAGCAATAGTTCCAATAAATTGAGTCAAACTTTCTCTATCTTGCCCTCTACCTAAAGCATTAATACCAGCTACGATTGTAGGTCTGACTATATCTTTAGGAAGTTTAGGAATCTGATTACTTCTTTGAAGTACTAATAATGTTCTATTGAGATAGGGTATGAGGAACTCAACTGTGAGCAATGAAAATATGCCACCCAATTGTTGTTCCAGTTCTAACTGAGTAAGGCGAACCTCTTCAGCAGTAACCCTTTCAGCTTGCCTTATATTCATAACAAGGAAAGCTTCTAATAATCTTTTTTCTATCTGCTGGGTTTGATTAGCAGCTGTAGCAAAGTCAGCAGTTTTACCAACTTGAACTACCTGTACATCTTCAGCTCGTCCTTGGACAATAGCTCCATTACCAGCATTTGCTATGGTTTGTGGTTTTGTTGTACTTGAAGGTGATACTAAAAATAAAACTTTTGCAGCAGCAGCTGCGCCTTCAACTAAAGCTTGGGATAAACCTTCTAATGTTTTAAGGTCGCCAAGAAACTCTTCTACTCTGCCACGACCGTAATCTTCTCCGTCTACGGTATTGAATCTTAATACGAGCCAAGGGCTTGCACTCTTTGGAGCACTACTACGAGTATTAGGAATAATTTTATCGAATACTTCTTGATGCCATTGCCATCTACCATCAACTAATTTGACATAAGTATATACTTCGACATCATCTTTCTCAGATTTAGTCTCGTCTATTAAATTGTTTGGTTGAGGTTCTGGTAAATCAAAGTTTAAAACTTTTCTACTTATTAATTCTTTAGTGACTATCTCTAAGACGTTGCCATTACCATCACGGTTTACGACATATCTTGAAAGTGGGAAGGTTTTCAATCCCTCTTTACCCATAAAAATTAAGGCATTACCACCGACAATCAAATGTTTAAGTGCTTGATGTATAGTCACTCTGTCATTTGATGCAGCGATATAGTCCATTATCATTCTTTCAATTTTTGAGAAAGAAAGATCTAGTTCTCCTTTTATTTCTGGGCTACTGAGTTCTTCTCCTAACTTATCTTCCCTAACCTGTAGCTTGAAGAAGCTAGTCTGTGGCGGTAGAACTGCAAGCATAAGCTTTGCAGCTAACGTAACTACACACTTAGCTCCAACTGATTGCCAAGGTACTTTCAATTGTTCGTGGCTTGGTTTAGACGATGTATCGTCTTGAATAAGGTAAGGCAACGTGAGTTCAGAGCATTCAACTGCCTTATCTAAGAATTGTCTTCTATTGGAAGTTAAACGCGTGTAACATTCACGTGCTGTATTCATGGATTATTCACTCCTCCTGTTGGTCCTGTTGAACCAGTATTTACTTTTGGTGCTAGAGGTACTCTTAGTTGAGAGGTTCCTTTTGCATATTGACCTTTAGCTTTTTTACTTTTAGCTCTTCTAACATTTGGATTAACTTCTGATACCGCAACCTCATCAGGTGTTTCGACTGGAGCTGGAGGTGCTGCTGGTATAACGGGAGCTAAAGGTGGTGGTGGTGTTGGTGCTGGTGGTTTTGGCGGTCTAGGTAAGCACATTTTAAATTTCGTCCTCCATTATGGATCGTATATATTCGATAACGCTGGCTTGACCAGCTCTGTACATAATTGTCTGTACATCTTCTTTAGGATGAATTGGTTTCCATCCAAAATTTTCCTCAAGTTTTACTATTAACTTGTCTAACCTTTCGTTGTGAAGCCTAAGCGTACTGAGGGAGATTTCTGTTGTCATGTTCAAAAAATGCAGGCATTCTCGCTGCCTTGGTGGTAACTAATTGAGGTGCTTTGCCTTCATACATAAGACGATCGCTACACTCAAGCCAAAATTTTTTGCTCAAATATTGATCGTCATGCTGCATCTTTAATGGTTGCATTATCCAATTGATTGTTGCCACTCTTAGTTTGTCCAGAGATTGACTAGGTTTAAAACCTAACTCTGCACATACCAAAGAGTTGGAAGCAACATGGATCTGTTCATCACGAGAGATGTCCGCAGATACAGTTGCTAAACCAGCATCACCATTAAATCTAAAGAAAGGTAATAAGACAAAAAATATTGCTCTTTCTATTACCAATGCTTTTAATATTGTGTGATCGGGATGAGCCATCCAAGCATCTCTTAGGCGTATTGCTTCAGCTTCGGCTTGGTCATCTACGCCATGAGCGTTGGTGATATATCCAAGAGCTAAGTCATGTTTTATCTCATCCGTTACGTTCGACTCCAGCAATTCTCTAGATAATTTAGGAATCTCCGAGAGAGCATCCTGTATGAAATCGCCAACCGGTAATTCCATGTGGCGTATTGCAAGAGCACGGTAGATGGTTTCTTCTGCACCATTCTTAAATTTTCCTTTAGTGGTTTGGACCGGTGTCCAAGTTCTTTTTCTATTTAGTAGTTTTTCGTAGGGGTTCATTGTTGACAGTCACAGCCTATTTCATCAGGTTTATTACCCATTATGTCTGCCAAGTATTGGTCTACATCGGACTGATCTAATGCAGCGTAAGCATCAGATTTATCTTGAGTGTCGCCCATTACTTGTAAAGAATAATAGAGCGAAGTCTGTGGACTTTTCAGCCACTCTTCGATAAATGCCTCATCGTAAGTCACCATGTCACTCCAAGAATTGAAGCTATAGCCATGAAGCAATCCAGTTCTCGATAGCATTGTCATTATTTCATCTGCTACCTTTTTATATACATCCCATCCAACCTCGGATGCGATTTCAACGTCGCCATATTCCACTCTTTCTACCCCAAACTCACCACTATCTCTATCAACTGTACGTGCAATAGGAGGTGCGATCTCAGGAGTTGCTGTGTAGCCATTGAGATCTCTACTTCTATAAGAACAACTTGCTGTTGGAGCTATAGCGAATGCCCTTTGCATGTTGTTTTCTCTTGCTATGTTGGCTGCCTCAAGTACGCCCAGATAAAGTTCGCGAGCAGCCATTCCTGCGTAACCCTCGTAGCTTCTGCCTTCATTAACAGCTTCTAAAGCTTCGCCGAACTGGGCGTATGTGATTCTATTATTTGCTAGGAAATTAGCTAGTCCTAAGATTCCGAACCCAACTTGCCTGTCGATACTTGGTGATAAGTATTCTCCAGACTCGTCAACCCCTGTCCTACCATGGAGCTGACACAAATCGGACATGCCTTCACGGAAACCTTTTCGTAAGTCGCCGATACGACAGGCAGACATATTAAGGTGCTGTAAGAGGCACGTTCCGCGTGAGGGCAAGAAAACTTCAAGGCATACATTCCCGTAGATTCTGTTTCCTTCATTGTCATATTTTATTTTGTTGAGCCAAATGTCCCCTCTTGCAATGCCTCTAAGGATTGCTTCCTTTGTTGAAGGTTCTGTATTACTCCAGTCTTCTTTTCCTTCAATGTCGATACACCGTTTAACCCACGGTAAATCGTGCCGAGGAGTTTCAATGAAGGTATTAATATCACGATGTGTAATATCAAGATGGAGAACGCAAGCGCCATTGCGGTACGTCCCCCCGCGCCTAAGAATTTCATTTAATGTTGAGTAGATTTTTCCGAATGATGTTGGTCCAGATGCAACGAGAGTATCTGGTCCCTTATTTGTTTCCGTTCCGCTGGGTCTAAGTTTCGACAGGTGGACTGCAACGCCTGCTCCATATCTGAGAGCATGCGATACAAATCTCCAGCTCGCTTCGATTCCATTTTGTCCTTCCATTGAGTCTTCAACAACGAAGACGGTGCATGAAACGGGTAGACGGGAGTTAGGGTTGTCGATCCATTGCTGAACTCTCCCAGTTCTCGCAATTTTGTTTGGTTCTGTATTCGATTTCATTAGATAAGTAGTGGATTGCTTTTGATAAATCTTCTATGTCGTTATTTTTATATCCTGCTCTGCATACATACTTGATTACGTTTCCGAGGTGGAATCCCAATCCTTGATCTCTAATAAAATCCCAAACATCGATAGATCCTCTTTTGTAGTAAGAGGGTCCTTGGTCGTTGGTGGTTTCGGCCATTTTTCGAGTAAATTTTTTATACAATTTGATAAAACAAATGCCTGTTCTTGGAGAGCAATTAAAACTATTGCTAGATCTTCCTTTCTTGTCTCAGGCTTGGAGCACATTATCTCAAGCTGTCTCAGCTTTAAGTCCTGCTCCATCGTCAATTCTGTAATCGGCTTTGGGGGTCCAGAGGATTGGTTCTTTTTTGTCATGATCGTAGTCGTCTGTGGTTAATATTCGTGCAAGCTGTGCATTAACTAACGCGTCAGCTGCAGTCATTTCTTTCTCTTGAAAAGTCTCGACTACTGTTTGCCAAGAATACCCTTTTTCTTCAAAAATTTTCTCAGCTTTCTTAACACCAATGCCGGGAACTCCTGAGTAACCGTCAGTATTATCTCCAGCCATGGTTTGTATTAAATGCCATCTAGCACCCTCGTCTGGAGTGATAGTAACTCGTTCTTTAAAGTCATATAATTCTCCAGGAATCTGTCTCATATCTTTATCAGGAGAGACTAATAAATTTCCCGGATACTTAGTTGCATAGATACCCATAGTATCGTCAGCTTCTAATGTATCTTTAATGATTACTTTGTAATGAAGTTTTAAGTTATTTATGACCCTTTTGAATCCACAGGGCTTTTTTCTCTGTCGATGACCCTTGTATTCCGGTAAAATTTTTTT